GAACTGCCTGGGGCCAAGATGGCGCCGCTCGGCTACCGACTGACGGTGCGCTGATGATGCGGGCCTGCACTGGTGACTGCGCCCAGGGCCGACGGTCCTGCGATTGCGACTGCTGCCGCGAGGAGTTCAGCGCTGTGCGCGGCATCCTCAACGCCGTGGTGCTGGCGCTGGCCATCTACGCCGTGGCGCTGCTGCTCTGGGGGGTGTTCGCATGAACATCGCCAACCTGTGCCGACTGTTCCTGGAGGAACAGCGCCGCATGATCCTGGAGCACGACTCGGCCGCGCTGGCGCCACGCACGCTGGACGACTACGGCTACGCGCTCAACGGTCGGATCATCGAAGCCTTCGGTCACATGAAGGTGTCTGCCTTCAAGTCCACCCACGCAGCGCAGTACCTCTACCAAAGCCGCCGCGAAGGTCGCGCCGTGCGAGCGAACCGCGAGATCGCCGCCCTGGCCAGCGCCTTCAACCACGGCATGGCCATCGGCGTGGTTGAGTCCAACCCGTGCCGAGGCGTGCGCCGCAACAAGGAGCGCCCACGCACCCGCGACGTGAGCATTGCCGAGCTGAACCAGCTCCTGGAGTTGGCCAAGTCACGCGGTGGCGCCGCCTACATGGTGGCGCTGATCGCTGTGATGGTGGCGCTCACCGGCCGGCGCCGCGCCGAAATCCGCGAGCTGACTGTTGAACAGATCGGCGAGGACGGCGTGGCCGTAGCCGACGCCAAGAACAAGAACCGCCGGTACTTGGTGCGCTGGTCCCCGCTGCTGCGGCAGGTGGTCGAGGAGTCCGCCAAGGTGCGGCCGCGCTCCCACTACGTCTTCCCCACGCGCACCGGTTCACCGTACACCGACAGCGGGTTCAAGACCGAGTGGAACAAGCTCATCAAGGCCTACGAGAAGCTGCACGGCGACCGCTTCCGCGCCCACGACCTGCGGGCGCTGTACGTCTCCGAGATGCTCGACCGCAACGAGGACCCGCACACCCACTCCAACACCGCGACGATGCGCAAGGTCTACGACCGGCGCCGCGTCATCGAAGTAACCCCCCTGGCATGAAGGAGTTTCACATGCCCACATCCATCCTGGCCCGCGCCCGTCGGCTCTGGAACAACCCCCTAGCCCCTGCGCACATCAACCGCCACAACCAGCTTGCCTGGGCGCGATCCGTCGCCCGCCTGGGCGACCGCTGGCTGTTGGCCAAGCCCATCGAGCGGAAAGAGGTCGCGTGACCGTCAAGCTCACCAGCGACAAAGCGGCCGCCGTGGACCAGACCTACTACTGGCGACGGCTGGACAGTTGCCCGCTGTCCGCCAAGGTGCAGCTTTTGACCGCCGGCGGCGTCGCCGTGTATGGGCAGTTCAGCCCCGGCACGAAGGGTTATCTCGGCTGGGCGCCGCTACCCAAAAAACCGGAGTGGATGAAATGAGTGACTTGATTACCTTGCCACGCGCCACGGTGCAGCAGGCGCTGGAGGCGTTGGAGGGAGGCGGTGATTCTTGGCGTCTGATCGATCCCGCGATCGACGCCCTCAAAGCCGCGCTGGCAGAGGAGGCGCTGCAACGCTTGACTGATGTGCATCAGGAGCTTGAGGCCGCGCTGGAGCAGCCGAACGAATGCCGCTGGCTACAAGAAGGCGACGAAGAGTCGGATACCTGGGCCGCGTCGTGCGGCAGGCATCGCTACTTCTCGTTGAACGAAGGCACGCCCAAAGACAACCACATGAGGCACTGCTGCTACTGCGGCAAGCCGCTGGTCGAGGTGCCGATTGAGGAGGAGGAAAAATGACCCGGACCACCACGATCACGATCATTCGCTACCGCGACTCGTCGATCCGCTGGTGGCCCAAGTTCCGCTGCTACGGCTCGCCCTGGCGCCGCGTGTACGAAATCGACTGGCTGCGCCTCACGGTGATGGTCCGCTGAAGGCTATCTATGGGGTGGTCGATGGGGCTCGAACCCACGACCGCTGGAATCACAATCCAGAGCTCTACCAACTGAGCTACGACCACCGCTGAATCAAAGACTTACGAGCACGCGGCTCGGTATCACAATCCGGTGGTTCTTGCTTTGAAATCAACAGGTTAGCGGCGATTCTTAATAGCTACCGGGGCGGTATCTTTGCGGCCCTGCGGGCACGCAGAATGGCGAAGTGCGCAACTTCCTCGGCTTCGATGCTGGCGTCATGTTCTCGCATGATCTGCCGTTCGTTGGGATTAAACAACTCGCGCCGCTCGCCCTGGCGCTCGGCCCGCATGCGCTTCGACTGTTCGATGATCCAGGCGAAGCGGTTGCCATCCCGCTTGGGGTCGTGCTCGGGGTACTTGGCCACGCTACGGCAGCAGGGCGGCCTCGGCGGCACGGCGCCGCACTAGGCCGGGCAAAACGCGGCCGCCGCCGCGCACCCAGAGCTTCAACTGTTCCCGCGCCCCGTCCCAATCCTGCGCCTCCAGCTTGCGCCGCAGCGTCGAGGTCTGGAGCCGGCCGGCGCCCAGGTTGTAGGTGAAGTCCGCCGTGGCGTTGAACGCCCGCCATGTGCCGTTGGCGAGGCTCCAGGCCAGCAGTCGCGGGCACAGCCGGGCAACAGCCGAGGCGCACACCACGCGCAGCTCGTGCAGCAGCCAGGCGTCCGCCGTGGCGCGGTCGATGGGCGGATCGTCCATGGCCACCTTGCGCCCGTCGGGCCGGTAGACCGTGCCCCAGCCCTGCGTGGGCACGCCGGCCGGGCAGAGATAGGGGTAAATCAGGCCGTCCTTGCCGATGCGGTGCAGGCCCTCAAACTGCCGGCACAGCGCGACGGCATCGTCCAGGGTCACGCAAGGCCCCGCTGCTTCAGCGTGCGGTCGAGAAACCAGTAGTTCAGCGTGCCGGCCACCAGGGCGGCGAAGTCGGCCGTCATCATGGTCTTGAAGACCTCGGCCGGCGAGGCGCCCGCCAGCCATGCGTTCCAGGCAAACCACACATGGACGAACGACCACAGGCCGAGGATCCAGTAGGTGACCACGGGCCGCACGCTGGCCGACAGGCTGGCCACCCAGCCGCCGGCCGCCTTGACCATCTCGGTCTGCTGCGTGACCGCCGCCTGCAATGCCCCCAGGACGCCGGCATCGACGGCCATGGCGTGCTGGGCGCCGATCTCCTGGAGCTTGATCGAGCCGCGCACCTTCTCCAGGTCCACCTGCCGCTCGAACATGGCCAGCTCGTGCTGGCGCTCGTTGCGCCGGTCGAAGTACTTGAGCACCTCGGGCGCGAGGCGGAACAGCCCGCCCAGCAGCGAGCCGAGAACGCCGCCGCCCAGCAGCTCGATCATTCGCTCCTCACGTCCTTCCAGATCGCCCACAGCTTGTGGCCGATCATCAGCACCGTGTAGATCAGCGTGGCCCACAGCAGAATCTCGGAGACCTGCACGCCGGCGACCGTGGCGAGGCTAACGGTGGCGGGAGGCCCGGCCTTGGCAATCATGCCGACGGCGGACTCTGTGGCGTGCTGACTCGTGCTCATGCGTCGATCCTTCTGCTTCCCTGCGGCGCGTTTGGCGAGTGTAAAGGTAGCCATTTAGGGCGCAAAGCGTCAGCCCGGCCACACCAGCGGGGGCAGCTCGTCCTCGATGTCGGCAAAGCCCGTGGGCATCGGCCGGTCGCCCGCCTGCACCTCCTCAAGCACCGCGTACAGCGCCGCCCAGGTCTCCGCCCGCACGTCCCGGCAGTAGGTGCCCTCGATGCTGAAGCGATCCACGGAGCAGCCGGCGTAGTCGCAGGCGCTCTTGATGTCGTCGTAGTTGCGCTCGCGGGCGAAGGCATCGAGCCGGGCCTGGGTGGCCGCCACGATCTCGGCACGCACCTCCTCGGCCGGCCGCTGCGGGGGCGGCGGCGGCGCGTAGACCAGCTCGCCGCTCTCCCACCTCCACTCACCCAGGCGGAAGCCCTCGGGCAGATCCACCTCCACCACGCCGGTCACGCCGGAGGTAAAGGGGAAGTGAGCCTCGGGCGTGCGATAGCCCCAGGTCTCCTCGACAACATGATCGGATGCGGCACAGATCACTGCGCCAGCCAGGATGAGCTTGGTCATGCGGGGAACTCCAGGATTTGCAGCTTCGGCGTTCTATAGGCCGTCGTCGTGGTGGTGTGCCAGCAGGTGGTCGCAAACGACACGCGATTAGGCGCCAGCTCAGCTGGAATGTTGCGGTCATTTGAGGACGTTTGCCCGTAGGTTGAGTTGTTGAGCGAAAAGTCGCCCAGCATCTGCGGTGGTCTGTTTGCCCGGAAGCGGAACAGGCACATGCGGCCCTGGATGGACCTGCTGGGATCGTTGTTGTAGCCACCGTACCCGCCCGAGATGCTCCACCCGAGAAATCTGCCATTGGTTTGGTCGGCAATCGATACTGCGGTGTTGCCTGGGATGTTGACCACCCCGGAGCCAGACACCGACATTGAG